CTCAAGATCCTCCGCATGGCAAACCCAGCCAAGTACGGCGAGAAGGTCGCCGTAGACCACGGCGGCGGAATCACCCTCAACGTCATCACCGGCGTCCCGGATGGCGAATAAGACCATCCGCCTCGGATACGAGCCTCGGGACTGGCAGCGGCGGTGCCACCTCGAGCGCCGGCGGTTCACCGTCCTCGCCCTGCACCGACGCGCCGGCAAGACCGAACTCGCCCTCATGGAACTCCTCCACCGGGCGGTGAAGTGCCAGTCGGATCTCGGGTTCTTCGTGTACGTGGCCCCGTTCTTAAAGCAAGCCAAGGCCATCGCCTGGGCGCGATTGAAGCAGAAGATCGACCCATTCATCCGCACCGGGTCCGTGGACGTGAACGAGGCCGACCTCGCCGTCACGTTCAAGTCGAACAAGGCCACGATCCGACTGTTCGGCGGCGACAACCCGGACGCCCTCCGTGGCGTGCGGCTCGACGGCTGCGTCATCGACGAGGTCGCACAGATTAAGCCGGAGGTATGGGAGGCCATCATCCAGCCAGCCCTCTCCGACCGTCAGGGGTGGGCGCTCTTCATCGGCACGCCCGCCGGGATCAACCTGTTCAGCGAGCTGTACTACCGCGCCGCAAGCGGCTCCCTTGAGGATTGGTATGCGGCGAAGTATACGGTCTACGACACCGACGCATTGCCGCCCGACGAGGTCAAGCGCCTCGAGCGCGACATGCCCGAGGCCGCGTTCGCACGCGAATACCTGTGCGACTTCAGCGCAGCAGGCGACGATCAGCTCATTGCGCTCGCCGACGCAGAGAACGCCGCGCAGCGCCAGTACCAGGACGGCGACATCATCGACCAGCCACTCATCGTCGGCGTGGACCCGGCCCGGTTCGGGGATGACCGGAGCGTGATCGTCCTGCGCCAAGGGCTCCGCATGGAGCCACCCATCGTCCACCACGGCATCGACAACATGGCGCTCGCCGCAGCCATCGCCAACGTCATCGAGGACCGCGACCCGGACGCTGTGTTCATCGACGCCGGGGCAGGCGCTGGCGTCATCGACCGCCTGCGGCAGCTCGGCTACGACGTGACCGAAGTGCCGTTCGGCGGCAAGGCGACCTACGCCAACCTGTTCGTCAACAAGCGCACCGAGATGTGGTGGGCCATACGCGAGTGGATACAGGCGGGCGGCTCGATCCCCAACGACATCACGCTGAAGCAGGAAATCAGCACGCCGATCTACTGGTACGACGCCGCCGGCAAGCGCGTGCTCGAGTCGAAGGACGAGATCAAGAAGCGGCTCCAGGGCGGCGGCAGCCCGGACATGGCCGACGCGCTCTGCCTCACGTTCGCGTACCCGGTCGCCAAGATGCTGCCGCGTGAGGTGCGCGAGAAGATCGACACGCGACCGACCGACTACGACCCGTACGAAGAGATCAGTACCCGTAACCGCTAGACGGAGGTCTACAGTCATGGTCAGGCAAGCGACGGAGCAGGACATCGAGGCAATTGCCGACATGAGCATGGAGTTCATGTCAGGCACCAAGTATGCGTCCGTTCTTCCCGTGGATCGCGATGAAGTCAAGCACGCCATTTTCCAGCTTGCTGCGATGGGCCGCGTCTGGGTGGCGGTGGTTGACGGCGCCGTCCGCGGGTTCATGTGCGCGTCCATCCTCCCGACATGGTTCAGCCCACGCTCGCGCATCGCGCTCGAGCACGTCTGGTGGATGCAGCCGGAGTTCCGCGGACGCCCCGAGGGCATCCGCCTGCTGCTCGAGTTCGAACGGTGGGCGAAGGAGCAAGGGGCGCACGTCGCATGCCTGTCAGACATCGTCCTCGAAGCCGGGAGTCCGGCTGGGTCGATCCTCCAAAGGCTCGGCTACGAGGTGAGCGAACGCACTTTCCTGAAGGTACTCCCATGTTCGACCGCAGAATCCGACGCATCCACGACCTCTCCGCACGCCGCGAGCGACACTTCGCAATCTCTTCCATCCTCGCAGGAATCGCCGTAGGAGTTGCAGCCGCAGGGACTGGCTATGGAATTGCCGCAGGCGAACGTGGCGCAAAGATGCAGAAGCAGGCGATGGACCAGCAGAAGCGGGCGCAGGACGCCGCCGCGGCGCAGGCTCGCAGCCAGCAGCGCCGCAGCCAGCAGGCAATGGCCGCCGCCAACCGAGCCGAGCCCGCCGTCGCCGACATCATGGGACGTGCCTCTGCCGAGATGGGCGGCGGACCCTCGAGCACCATGCTCACCGGGCCGATGGGCGTCAACCCGCAGGATCTTCAGCTCGGGCGCACGTCGCTCTTGGGTGGATGATGTTCACGCTGTCGCCACTCGCCATCCTGCGACGGCTAGGCATGCCGATGGCAATGCCGGTTGGTGGCTTGTTCGACTACGGCCCAACACCAGGAACACCGCAGAACCGTGATCGCGTGGGCGGAATGCCCGGAATGGCAATGTTTGGTGAACAAAGCACCGAAGCACCAGCGTTCGGAACTCCGATTCCACAGGCGATGCTCAATGCGTCACTGCTTGGAACGGTGATTGGGAACCTGTCCCAGAACACGCTGCTGACAAACGAAGAACCGCGACAGGCAACAAACCAAGCCGCCGGCGGCGGGTTGCGACGCCAATCGCAGCCGATGCGATACGCACAACGTCCAGCAACATTTGAAGCTGCAACACGAAATAGTAGGTGATGAAATGAGCGAGTACACCGGAGACAACTCGTCGTATCCCGGCGCTCCCACGCGGGATCGACTGTTCACCCGGTGGGGCCAGCTCAAGAGCGAGCGTGCATCCTGGTACGCGCACTGGCAGGAACTCACCTCCTACATCCTGCCGCGTAATGGCCGCTACTTCCGGCAGGACCGCGACCGCGGATACCGCCGCCACAACAACATCTACGACTCGACTGGCACCCGCGCCCTGCGCGTCCTCGGCGCGGGCATGATGTCGGGTGCAACATCGCCGGCACGGCAGTGGTTCCGCCTTGCCACGCCGGACCCGGAACTCAACTCCTACGACCCGGTCAAGCTCTGGCTCGATGACGTGACCAAGCGCATGCAGCGCGTGTTCCAGAAGTCGAACACCTACAACGCGCTGCATCAGATGTACGAGGAGCTCGGCACGTTCGGCACCGCAGCCACCATCCTGCTCCCCGACTACCAGAGCGTCATCCACCACTACCCGCTGACCTGCGGCGAGTACTGCATCTCAACCGACGCAAAGGGCCGCGTCTGCACGCTGTACCGCGAGTTCGAGATGACCGTCTCGCAGGTGGTCAAGGAGTTCGGCCTCGAGAAGTGCAGCGTGTCGGTGCAGAACATGTACCGCACCGGGAACCTCGACCAGTGGGTGCCCGTGATCCACGCCATCGAGCCTCGCGCCGACCGCGACATCGGCAAGCGCGACGCCAAGAACATGCCGTGGGGTTCGTATTACTTCGAGGTCGGCGGCGAGGAAGGCGTGTTCCTGCGCGAGAGCGGGTTCCAGTACTTCCCGGCGCTCTGCCCGCGCTGGTCCGTGATCGGCGGCGATATCTACGGCAACAGCCCCGGCATGGAGGCGCTCGGAGACATCAAGCAGCTCCAGCACGAGCAGCTCCGCAAGGCGCAGGCCATCGACTACCAGACCAAGCCGCCGCTTCAGGTGCCGGCGTCCATGAAGAACCGCGACGTGGAGACGCTCCCGGGCGGGGTGTCGTACTACGACGGGCAGTCGAACGGGATCAAGACCGCGTTCGAGGTCAACCTGAACCTCCAGTACCTGCTGAATGACATCATGGACTGCCGCGAGCGAGTGCGTGGTTCGTTCTACGCGGACCTGTTCCTGATGCTCGCCAATACCCCGAACACCCGCATGACCGCCACCGAGGTCGCCGAGCGCCACGAGGAGAAGCTCCTCATGCTCGGCCCGGTTCTTGAGCGGCTGCACAACGAGCTGCTGTCGCCGCTTGTGGACATCACGTTCACGCGCATGGTGGCGTCTGGGGCACTGCCGCCAGCTCCGCAGGAATTGCAAGGAATGGACCTGAACGTCGAATTCGTCAGCATGCTTGCGCAGGCGCAGCGTGCCATCGGCACCAACGCCGTGGACCGCTTCGTCGGGAACCTCGGGGCCATCGCCCGCATGAAGCCCGACATCCTCGACAAGTTCGACCAGGATCAGTGGGCCGACGTATACGCCGACATGCTCGGCGTGGACCCGTCGCTCATCATCGCCGACAAGGAGGTCGCGCTCCTGCGCGACGCCCGCAATCAGGCGATGGCTGCGAAGGAACAGGCTGCTGCGCTTCAGCAGACCTCGCAGAGCGTCAAGAACATGGCGCAGGCACCGACTGGGCAGCAGAACGCGCTGACCGACGTGATGAACATGTTCTCGGGGTACGGGTCGCCCTCGGGCGTCGAAGTCTAAACAAAGGAATCACATGCCATATCTCAAGCAGGGCACGAACTTTCTCTACGACAATACGACTAACGACATCGTCGGTGTCAGGGACGCGGACGGAGGCGAGAATTACTTCCCGATCATGCGGAACGAGCCGACCTACGCCGGCGCGACCGCAGCCGTGTCAATCGTCGCTCCTGCGGCAACGTTCACCACGCTGACCTATGAGGACAGCTCCGGCAGCGTGCGTCTGGTGAGCGCCGGCATTCACAGCCTCACGAATGCTGTCGCGCAGAACAAGCTTGTTCGCGTCACCTGGGCTGGCGGTACTGGCGTCAACGGCCTGTACACGGTCACCGATGTCAGCGCGGCTACTACGAAGATAACCATCAACTATCCGCACGCTGCTGGCCTCGGCACCCCGACCGTGACGGTTGTCGGTAATGACATCACCCTAGTGTCGGCGACCATCCCGGCGAACGCGATCAAGCTCGGCATGGAACTCGAGATCGACGCGCTATTTGCGATGACGGGAAGCGCCAACAACAAGACCCTCAAGGTCAACATCGGCGATGCTGGATGGTATTCGCAGGCGGTTGCCGGATCGAACGTAAGTGTGTCCCTTGATAAGCAGGCGTGGGCGAACACGGCCACGACCCTGGTCTCGAACGCCCTCGCGGCACCCGGACACGGTGCGTCAACTGGCGCGAACGTCACCATGACCCCGACTGGCGGCTTTGGCATCGCGCAGACGTTCGCCATCACCGGGCAGATTGCGACCGCCAACGAGTTCATCACGCTCGAGGCGTGGAATCTCAAGATCACCAGCACGTGACAGTACCCGTAAACATTAGTTACAGGGATACAGTCCAACCGTGAGCAATTACGACCCCCTCGACCTGCGGGGCCAGGAACGCGACAGAGCCGACAAAGAGCTCCGTGAGCGTCTGGAACGGCAGAACGAGGAGGCCGACGTGAAGTGGCTCATGTCCAGCAAGCGAGGCCGTCGCATTGTGTGGCGGCTGCTGGACCAGGCGGGCGTGTTCCGCAGTTCCTTCAACACCAACGCGATGTCGATGGCATTCGCGGAGGGCGGCAGGAACTACGGGCTACGAATGCTCGGCATGGTCCATGCGCTCTGCCCGGAGCAATACCCGGCAATGATGAAGGAACAGGCACACGATGAACGAACCAACGATGATGGAAACGGCTGAAACCAACACCACAGCCGCTCCCGCATCCGATGCTGCCGCAGTTGTCTCGGCGACGGCCGAGAAGCTCTACGGCAGCGAGCAGAAGGCGACCACGACCCAGGGCCGGCAAGCCGCGGATGCGGCCGCTGCCGGCAAGGCTCCTGAAGCCAACGACGCCAAGGCCGCCGAGGCACCAGCCGACGCCAAGCCGACCGCGCCGGAAACCTACGAGTTCAAGGCACCGGAGGGTCGAACGTTCGACTCCGAGGTCATTGCCGAGTACTCGAAGGTGGCGAAGGAGCTGAACCTGTCGCAGGAAGCCGCGCAGCGCGTCCTTGACGCAGTCGGCCCAAAGCTGGCTGAACGTCAGGCGGCGCAGATCGAGGCCGTCCGCACCGGATGGGCCGACAGCAGCAAGGCCGACAAGGAGTTTGGCGGCGAGCGTCTGTCGGAGAACCTGTCCGTGGCGAAGAAGGCGCTCGATGCGTTCGGTACTGCCGAACTCCGCAGCCTGCTCAACGAGTCCGGCCTCGGGAACCACCCGGAAGTAATCCGGTTCATGTTCCGCGCCGGGAAGGCGATCAGCGAGGACAGCATGGTCACGGGAACGCGAGGCGAGGCCAAGCCGGCCGGACCCCGTTCGTTCAATGACCTCGCCGACGCCCTGTACTCCACTAGCACCTAAACCCACGAAAGGGAAACCACAATGGCAGTTCTTTCCAGCACCAACCTAACGCTTGCCGATTGGGCGAAGCGCACCGATCCCGAGGGCCGTGTTCCGGTCATCGCGGAACTCCTCTCGCAGTCGAACGAGATCCTCGAGGACTGCGTGTTCAAGGAGGGCAACCTGCCCACTGGCGAGCGCGTCGTGATCCGCACCGGCCTGCCGGCCGTGTACTGGCGCGCCCTCAACCAGGGCATCCCGAACAGCAAGAGCACGACTGCCCAGGTCGATGAAGCCTGCGGCATCCTCGAGGCTCGCAGCGAGGTCGATAAGGACCTCGCCATGCTGAACGGCAACACCGCTCAGTTCCGCCTGTCCGAAGACGTGGCCTTCCTC